GATCATGACGCTGTCATAGTTCACGTCGAACGAACCGCCGCTAATACGTTCTGTCATGGGTTAGCTCTCCAGTGAGGTGTCGAGTTCGATACTCACGCCGATTTCTTTCGCGCTTTCGTACGGTCGCACCACGATAAAAATTTGCACCTTGACGCTACTCGACCAAGTGATGCTGATGTCTCCGTCTTTCGGCGGTTTGACTTCGCCCGGAAACTCCACCCCGTTGATTTGGGTGGTGATCGCCATATCGCGCAGCGGCTTGCCGAAGTACGTCACGTGGGCGGCGATGCTGCCCGGCGTGCTGTTGAGCGAACGGTCGGCGATTTTCGGGATAGCCCGCAAACGCACCTTGCGAGACGCTTTATCGACGATGCGCACGTTTTCAATGGTCTGGTAGTCGCCGCCTTCCACGTCCAGGGTGCGACCGTCCGACCAGTAAATGCCGTCGAAATCGTGGTACCACATCGGCACGCTGAACCGATTGGCTTCCAACGCTTGCAGCACGGCCAAATCAATCTCTACGCCAGTGCCGTCTTTGGGCAGGCTGTCGCTGCCGAGCGCGGTCACCGCACCCGTCGCCACGCGGGCGGGGCTGTCGGCGATGGTCACCGAACGGTTGCACAGGCGACCGGCCAGCACGCCGGGTTCACTCCCCCACAGGCGCGGTACCAGCTGGACGCCGGGAGAGGCGATCCCCTCTTGCAGTAAGGCCATGCGGGTGAGGTAGTCGGCCCACGTTTCAGCAGACTGCGGCCCGCCCACGGACAGCACGAACCACACGAACCGCCCGTATTTGGCTTGCAGGGTGGATCGCATTTCCGTGGCCCGGTTGATGGTGGCCGGTGTTTCGGTATCGAATGCCAGGACAACGCCTTCGACCGATGCCACGTTCTGCCCGGCCTGAATGGCGGCCATCCAGTCGGCATCCGGCGTGTAGTCTTCTGCCTCGGTATCGGGTGCCGCCAGTACGTGAACGAAGGCGAACCAGTTTTGATCGGCGTTGTTTGCAGCGGCGGCAACCAGGGATTTCAGCAGGCTGGCGTTATCGCCCAGGGCTTTATCCAGATCGCTGCCGGTGTTTAACGCCTGGGTTTTCCCGACGTTGGTTGTGCCGTAGCCGACATACAGGACGACGCGCTCGACGTCGGTCGTGGTGCCGTTGAAGCGGTTAATCTGACTGACGTTGACATTAGGCCAGGTCATGATGGTTACTCCGTGATGTCCTGCGCGTTGACGTCCCAGCCGAAGCCGATCGCCTGCAATTGCCGCGCAAGTATTTTGTTGAATTCATCGTTGCTTACGCCTAAAAACACGCGGCCAGGTAAATCAATCGTCCAGGTGCGTTTTGACGGTGTGCCCCGTAATTTTTTAATCAGCAGCCCCGCCTGGGCCATGCTCATGGTTTCCATGATTTTCTTGCTGGATGGCTTCACCCAGCGTTTTCCCTGGCGAACTTTGTAGCCCAGCGCGCGCAGCTTTTTAGCCTGTCGCGGCAGCGCGGGCCGGTTGGCCTGCGGCTTTCGCGGGGCCTTATCGGCGCTCATGGTGGTACGGGTGCCGTTTTGCTGCGCCGCACCGACCACGCCCGCCGCAATGGGCTTCGTCCCGTTGCGGTAATTCCCGCCCTTGAGGTAAATCCTGACGCCCTGAATTTCGGGCATTTCACGCACGGCCAGCAGTTTAGGCAGGCCGCGCAGCATCTTGCCCTTGCCGCGTTTTCTCGGTGACCAGGGCGTACCGTCCGGGTTCGCCTGATTCCGCTGGTTGCGTTTGGCCGCCACGATGATGCCGAGTTTGGCGATACGCCATAAAAGGCGCTGGCGTTTCTTCGGCGGTAAATCAGCGGCGGCCAGTGCCGCACGCAGGTTTTGCAGCTGACGTTTATTCAGTTCACCGCGGATCACGATTCACCCGCGTGCTGCGTCACTATCTCGGCCTCTGTCGCTGTCCAGACTTCGGCGCCGACCAGCTCCCAGCGCTCACCCTTGAACGGTATCGCTCCGGTGTTGCTGGGTTTGATGATGATCGGGTCAGCCAGGGCGACCACGATGTCCAAAATGCACGAACCTTCATCGTCAAACTCCGGGTCGACCGTGGGGTCGGGAAGATTTAACTGTCCGTGCAGTTCGTTGGCGTACTCATCAATCCACGCCAACACCAGGGCATACACCACGCCGGGCGAAAAACGCCGGTAAGGGAAGTTGTCCCAGGATAAATGCGCGTTGTATCGCAATATCCCGATGCGCCTTTGCCCCAGTCCCAGCGCTTTGGCGTTGCGGCTGATCTCGCAATCGTCCATCGCGCTTTCAAACATCTGCATGGCTTCCGGGGGCAGGTTCGCGGTAATGAATGCGGTCAGGCTCTCCAACTGGCTCATATCAGATGCACCCCGACGCGCGGCAACTGCAACATGTTGCGCATGACGTAAGCCGCCTCGGCCAGCAGGTTGGCGCGGGTGTCGGTGCTTTCCTGTCCCGGATGCGATTCACGGCGCCCGATGGTGGCGAACTCCCCCAGCAAATCGGCTTTCGCCCTGGCATAGACGGCCTTTTTGTACTGCGCCGTCAGCTGATTTTCATCGCCCAGCCTTGCACCGGGCACGTCCTTAGCTCTGGCATTTCCCTTGCCTGTCCAGTAGGTGACCACGTCGCCCAACGTGTCGTTGACCTCAGCAATGGCGGCCAGTACCGCCACGCCTGCAATCTCTGGCGGCAGGTCGGCGGGCAGGGTGCGCGATTTCTGAAACTCGGCGAGGTTCAAATCGGGCCAGAACGCCACGCCGTTAGTGATCGTGTCGTTTTGATACGTCACCGGCGTGCCGCTGATGCTGAAACTTGGGGCGCTCATCGGGTACACCTCTAAAAATGTGAGAAGCGGGCTAACGGTTTCCACGGCCAAAAAGCTTTACGGGCTTTATGCCTCCACCGCGCCCGCCCCGGCTAGCGGTAGTCGTTACTGCGCGACCAGGCTGTTAATGCGGGCCTGAATTTTTTCGCGCATGGTTTTTACACCGGCGTTTCGGTTGAACTTTTCCGCCTGGGCGAGCAGGGCGTCGGCCTGTTCCAGCGTGTCGACGTCCTCCACGGCGGTGGCTCGCGGCTTGCCGTTCTCGTCGCGCAGCATGTACAGCCCGGCGAACTTGAACCATTTGGCGTTGATGTCTTCATGCAACCGCCACTTGTCGCGGATGTTGTTAAACGTCCGGGTGAAGTAGGGTTCCAGGCTGTGACCGGCCTCTGCCTCGGTGATGGCCCATTCCATGACGGTATCGGCCACGAACGCCGGTAAGGTGCTTTTGAAGTTGTCAGGCATGGCCTGACCTTCGGCGATGGCCGCGTCTGCCCAGTCGAGCGCCTTCTCCATTTCCCCGGTGTCAAACAGCCAGATCACGCAGTACACCAGGGCCGGATTTGCATAACGCTTATCACCGGCGAGGTAGGCTTCCACGGTCGGCAACCAGCGTGGCAGCAGGTGATCGCGCTTGAACTCGACGCGGTCTTCCGTGCGCGGCAGGCTGCGCAGCTGCGTGACGTCGCTTTGCAGTTCCAGCTTTTGCAGGTGGAAACTGACCGGCGAGGCGGTGAGCGCTTCGCGGTTGTCCAGCGCTTTGGCGGCCTTAATCTGCGCACGGTGGCGTTGACACGGGGACATGGCCATATTTATTCGCCTTCGTTTGGTTTGTTGGTAGCCGCTGGTTCGGTTGTGCCAGTCGCTAACGTCAGTTTGTCGTAAGCGGCATACAGTTCATCGTGCTCAACCGCGTAACCTTCCATGCGCAGATAGCTGTTTTCAAAGCGCTTGCGGTCATCGTTCCACTCGGCTTTACGCTTACGGGTACCTGCTTGTGTGTAGATATGCAGGTTGTCCAGGGTAGTGACGGCTAAACGACCTTCCGGCATAAACGGTGGTGTATAGGCAACGCGGCCAGCAATCTGACGGTTGATTAATTGCGCAGCCACTTTCTCGGTCGGGCGATCAACCATGTTCATCATGGTGGTGGCGTCAGCGCCGATAAGGTCAGCAGATACCAGAACAACCAGACGCGGATCATTGCGGTAAGGCTCATAAATACTGGTATGCACTAAGTCTGTGACCGCTGCGTCGAGACCCATAAAATCAGCGTTCGGGCCACCAATGGTGATGTCACCGGTGATGATTTGCGCGGGTGCACGGTCTTTTACAAGTTGGTGCCAACCGACGTTGACGTCCTCACCGTTAGGATTTTTATCGGGGTCGGTATCGTCAGCGGCGCTGATACCGTTGAAGGCGACGCGCAACATGTCGAGCGCAAAGGATTCATTACTGAACGCCTGAATACGCTGGAAGAACTCGTCTTCGCTGCCGGAATTGGCCCAGATAACCAGCAGGGAATACGGCAGGTATGAGCCTGAATCCGTTTCGACCAACTTGTAATCGTTGCCATCGACGCCCATCGGGCGCGTGAAGCGGCCATCTTTTTTACGACCGGTATAAATGCCGGGTTTACCGGTGCTGACAACCTGGCCGTTGACCTGGTCGACGTCCATCACGTTGACCAGGCGTAAGAATTCCGACTGTTGCAACAGTGCGTCACGAAGCTGGGTTTCCTTCGGTGGCGTCAGGGAAAAATAACGGGAGGTGCTCTGTTGGCCGTTAGCTTTTGCCAGCCCTGCGGCGTACTTATGAAGCATCGCCTCGGCTTTGGGGGTTAAACGCATAATTTATATTTCCTAAAAACGAGCGAATTAGACGAAATCAAACGGTTTATTACTGCCACCCGGCGCACTGCCAGGGCGTCGCGTTCCGTCGTTTTCCTTCGCTGATAACTTGGTCATGACGTCGGTCAGCTGCGCGGAGAACTGGGTAAACACGTCGGTCGGCGTTCGGGCTTTATCTGCTTTACGGCGTTGTGCGCTGAACTGGCGACGCTCGCGGCGGGATGTTTTTAACGGTTTGACGTTAAACGCCTTCATGGCTTTCACCAGATTGGCTTTCGCAACGGTAAATTCTGCCGCTTTGACTTCGTCTTCCGGGTTCTCGGCAACGTCTTGGGCCAGTTCTGCAACCTGTTCGGCGGCATCCGCGATATTTTCGGCAACGTCGGCGACTTCGTCGGCGGCCAGTTCCGGTGTATCTGCGTCGGTGTTTTCACCTTCGGCAGCTGCCTGGCCGTCTTGCATCATTTTGAGCATTTGTTCTAAGAGGGCTTTTAACTCATCCATCTTTTGTTCCTCGCCCTCGGTGGGCTTGTTGGTTTCAGTGTCGGTATTGGGTTCTGGCGTTGGCGTAAACTCTTTGCGGGATGAAAATAACTTCGCCCATAAAGAGGATTCTTTCTTTTCAGCCTTATTATTTTTTAACGTGCCGAGGCTGAACGTTTCTAAACTTCCGCGTGCGGCATCTTTTTCTTCGCCCGCTAAAATGAACTTTAATTTTTCCGTCCCCAGACTGGCGGGAATATCCGTTACAGCAAGGCCGAATAAATATTCTTTACCGCTGCCTGCGAAGTCAGAAATAAACTCAGCGGAGGTAAATAACTTTTGCCCCATCCGGTTGGCGTCGATTAAAAACTGATTCGGAATGAGCTGGGCGTAAAGCTTGGTGACGTCCCCCTCGGTTTCCACTTTCAGCGCGTCCACCTCGCCCAGGTTGCAGGTGAATTCGCGTTCGCCTAAGTCATACTGCGGGTGGTGCGGCCAAATCATGGCGGTGTAAGTATTACGGGTGTAAGTTTCTGCCGCATCATTCAGCCATTGCGCTTCAATGACGCGACCGTCTACAGCCTGGCCCGACGTGGCAATACAAAGCCATTCAGTACGGTAATTAGGTTGCGGCATAACTGACCTTAATAATTAATAAATTTATCAGACGGTATTCTGTGGAGGGCAGTATTACGAATTGAGGAATAACGCGCATCCGCTTTATTTCGGCTGCATTCGGATATAAGGCATTAACCTACTATTACCGATATTTAATGATAAATTGCTTTGTTTTATCCCGTCATAATAGCCGCATGGCTAAATATTCAGATGAAATAAAAGAGGCCGCCCGCGCTTTATATATTAAACGCTGGCAGCCGAAAGATATCGCGCAGGAATTAAACCTCCCGCCGCGTACCATTTACCATTGGGCGGACGTCGGCCAGTGGGCATCCCTGCTGCCGGTCGAATCCGTCGAGCATGTGATCGCCCGGCGCATTGACCAGCTGACGCGCCGGGAGAAAAAAACCTCCCTTGAACTGGAAGAACTCCGCGACCTGGTCGCCCAGCACGTCAAGCTGATGGCCCAGCACAATAAGCACGCCGAGAAGATGGCCGAGATTAAGGCCAAAAGCACGGCGAGCTATGAGGGCGGACACGGCCCGGACGGTGAACCAGAAGAAGGGCGCAAACGCCGCTATAAGAAAAACGACGTGTCCGGCATCACGGCGGAAATGCTCGACGAGTGGGCACGTGAACATCTGTTCGACTACCAGCTGCATTGCCGTGAGCACAAGGATGAAGACTGGCGGTTTATCCTGAAAAGCCGCCAGGTAGGCATGACCTACTATTTTGCCTGGGAAGCCTTCGAAGACGCGGTCATCAGTGGCGACAATCAGGTATTTTTCTCGGCCTCACGCGCACAGTCCGAAATCTTCCGCGAATACATCGTCCAGATTGCACAGCAACATTTCGGCGTGACGCTGACCGGGAAAAATATCCGACTCAGCAACGGCGCCGTTCTGCGGTTTTTGTCTACCAATGCCAGCACGGCGCAGGGCTTTAACGGCCACCTGTACGGTGACGAGGTGTTTTGGATCCCGAAATTCACCCGCCTGCACGAAGTGGCGTCAGCCATGGCGACGCATAACAAATTTCGCACGACCTATTTTTCAACACCCAGCGCGAAGACTCACCAGGCCTATACCGTGTGGACGGGGGAGGCGTGGAGCGAGGACGACCCGAAACGCAAAGGTAAGGTCTTTCCCAAAGAGAAGGCATTGCGAGAAGCGGGCATCCGCTGCCCGGATGAAATCTGGCGTTACATCATCACCATGGAAGACGCTATCGAAGGCGGACTCGCCGCCCTGGTCGACATTGAGCGCCTGCGCAATAAATACAATCCGACCGCCTTCGCCATGCTTTACATGTGCCAGTTCGTCGACAGTAAGGACGCCGTGTTCAAGCTGGCCGCCCTGGTGGCGTGTGAGGTGGATGCGGGAACCTGGGGAGATTACGACACGACCGCCGCCCGGCCATTTGGAAACCGTGAGGTGTGGGCCGGTTTTGACCCGTCGCGGTCGGGGGACAATTCCACTTTTGTGATAGTGGCCCCGCCGATACACGACGGCGAGCGCTTCCGTGTTCTCGCCATTTACCAATGGCAGGGGCTTAATTTCAGCTGGCAGGCCGAGCAGATCAAACAGCTGATGCGCCGGTTTAACATCACCTATATCGGCATCGATACGACCGGCATCGGTAAAGGGGTGTATGACCTGGTGACGAAGTTTGCCCCGCGTGAAGCCCACGCCATTTTGTACAGCGTCGAAAGTAAAAACCGTCTGGTGATGAAGATGATCGACGTGGTGGAACGTAAGCGCATCGAGTGGGCCAAAGATGCCCAGGACGAAACGAATAATGAACGCGCCGAAATCCCGGCCAGTTTCATGGCTATACGCCGGACGACAACGGCCAGCGGCAACGCGCTGACGTTCGTCGCCGAACGCTCGGACGCCACCGGACACGCGGACGTGTTCTTCGCCATTTCTCACGCCGTGATAAATGAACCAATCGACTACGAATTTGACCGCCCGTCTACCTGGGCCTTTGGACAAGCAGCATGACAACGAAACAGCGTAAGCAGAAAAAACAGCACGGCGCCGAAGCTGCGCGACCGAAAACATTTTCCCCGATGGCCGGTAAGGGCAGCGTTATCACCTTCGGCGAACCGGAACCCATTCTCACGACGGGCACGGATTATCTGAATATCTGGTATGACAATGCCTATGACCATTGGAGTTTACCGATAGACCGCATGGCCCTGGCACAGCTGCCGAATCTCAACGGTCAGCACGGCGGCGTTTTGTATGCCCGGCGTAACATGGTGGCCGGTGGATATCTGGGCGGCGGGTTGTCCAGTGACCAGGTCGAACAAATGGCTTTCGACTACCTGACATTCGGGGACGTGGCCGTCTTGAAAATTCGTAACGTCTTCGGGGAGGTGATCGACCTGCTGCCGCTGCCGTCGCTGTATCTGCGTTGCCGAAAAACGGGGGAGTTTGCTGTATTGCAGGAGGGGCCACCGCTGGTATACGACCCGCGCGACGTGGTGTTTTTCAAAATGTACGACCCACGCCAACAGGTTTACGGGCTGCCGGACTACATCGGCGGCATCCATTCGGTGTTACTCAACAGTGAGGCGACGATTTTCAGGCGTCGTTACTACAACAACGGCGCACATATGGGCTTTATTCTCTATGCCAATGACCCGAACATAACCGGCGAAGTGGAAGCCGAAATCAAAACTAAGATTGAGCAGTCCAAAGGGCTGGGCAACTTTCGAAATATGTTTATCAACATTCCTAAAGGTGATCCGGACGGGGTGAAGCTTCTGCCGGTCGGCGAGGTTAGCGCGAAAGACGAATTTGCGAACATTAAAGGCATTACGGCACAGGACGTTTTCACTGCCCACCGGTTCCCGGCTGGTCTTGCCGGTATTATCCCGACCAACGGCGCCGTCATGGGGAACCCGGAAACGGCCCGCGAAACCTACCGCAAGGACGAGGTGATCCCGCTGCAACGTAAGTTTATGAACGGCATCAACACCGACCGGGAGATCCCTCCACATTTACACCTGAAATTTGACGTTGAAATCCCCGTAATTAGCCAGGATAAGGGCGAAAAATGAGCGCAGATAAGCTAAAATCAGGCTCATTATTGGCACTGGCGTGCGGGGGCGGAATCATGCGCATCTTTAAAATTAATTGTCCTGAGTGTGGATCACCGGCCACCATTCGTAAATCGGACTGGAAAGATAAGAAACTGGCGGATTTATACTGCGCCTGTTCAGAAGTCGAATGCGGTCATACGTTCGTTTTTAACGCAACGTTTTCTCACTCACTGAGTCCCAGCGGGCTGACCGGCAATAAGTTGGTGAAATTCCTGATTGACCAGCTGAAACCAGATGAACGTCAATTAGCGCTTAGTCTCTTGAATGGACAAAATGTTTGAAATATTGGCCATTAATAAGAACGCTCATATATCAAGTGGAGGGTATTACTTTGGAACCTGATTTTTATGTCACGGTGGAAGGGCTCAAGACCAATGAAGAAGCACAAAGCATTGGGAATATTGTTTTAGAAGTCACTAAAACCCTATCTGAGCGTTTTAGTCTAGATATCTCAAAGCTCAAGAGAGTTTTAGTTTCCACTGATTTTGGCAGTGCATTACAAAGAGTTGTTTCTGAGTATAATCATACTACACCTAGTTCTTTCACTCAAAGTAAGCAAGCCACTGCTATTGGGCAAGTTGTTACAAGATTAGGTTCAGATGGAACGAACGAGGAATATACTCTAGTTTTATCAATTAACTTTTTTATTGAATTATTCGATGATAAAGGTAATCTTTTTGTAAATAAATCAACAATTAGCTCTATTGTGCACAGGTTGCATCATGAAATTGTACATGTACACGAGAAAAATACTCTGACCTGTTTACAAAAATATTTTCGCGTTAATGAGTATGGTGATGTGCTTCTTGTTTCAGCTACGAGAGTTTGGTCTGAATATCTTGCTAATTTCATTTCGTCAAAAACTGCTTCTAATGAAATAGTAGATGACTTTCTCAAAAACCTTGAGGTTGTAATTAATGATGTCCCAAAAGAAGTTGATGATTATGTATTGAGTTTTCAAAAAAAACAAATAATGCTGGATGAAATGTATGTGGAAGTAAAAAAAAGAGTAAGGCTTATAATAAATTCATTTGGATACGCAATTGGATATATACATGGGTTGAATATTAATATAGATGAATACTATCCAGAATTAGCTGTATCTATATCAAACTCAAAGCTGAATCAGCCATTAAATAATTTAACACATTCACTTACGCAATTACTTGAAAAGTATAACAATAATGAAATAAAGGACTTTGATGATTTCACTAACATTGCTACATCTATAGAAGGTGTTTTTGATGCTTTCGGTATAACTATTGAAGGTGATAGTTGGTCAGAGGGTGATATGTTAAACGTCTACGTAGATTGACTTTCGCTTGAATCAATATAGAAGTCCGCCTACGCGGACTTCTATACATAAAAGTATATCTTTAAGACTTTCCTTTGAAATAATATCCAATAATAAATCCTAATGAAGTACCCAATGCACTTATCATTATTGATAAAACCTTGTCTAATTCAAGGAAATGTAACTCTTTTATTTTTTCGTCTAAGCCAGCAGTTTTTAATTGTGCAGCCCATTCGACAACTAACCAGTTATAAAACAGGACAAACATTGCAAAAAAAACCAAC